ATCTCTTATTCCAGCCTCTTCGGGCTCGTCCTTTGTCAATAGGAGTGCGTTTTTTCACTTCAGTTTGATAGGTATTTTGCAAAAAGTCTAATTCCTTTTTAACCAAAGGTTCAAACTCTTTTACAATATTATCTGCACGAAATGTAATACGCACTCCTAAATCTCCTTAGATGGTTGATGTAGTGATAGCACCTGTTCCAGTAAATGAAACACTTGCTTCAGTTATACCATCGTATGATGCTGTCACTGAGTAAGAAGTGACAATTACATCACCTGCAAACTTAGTAGCAGTCACACTACCATCTGGGAACAATTCTACACTGACAGTATCGTCAGTTGCAGGATCTAATGCAGTTGACACGATTGTATCTTCTGAATCGTCATAAACGATATCCATTGAACCTGAATAGGATTGTAGTCCCTTTTTGTATGTTCTAACACCACTTGACCCCATAGAAGTATCTTCTACTGTGTCTCTTGTGATATCCATACTCCAAGATCTAACACTCGCCACCGCCGTGAGAGCATCAGAGCCGGATTTGATTTTAACTGATCCTGCGGATCCTTCATATCTCGCCATTACTCTTCTCCTTCGTTAGTTGTTGGCATAGAGGTGTCATCTAAACTATATGTCCAGTTGTCCTCATCTTCCTGAGGAGCATCCTCCTCTATGACATCAGCAGTGGCTTTGGCATTGCCAATCTTGCTGACTTTTTTCTTCACAGTGCCAACTTCTTGCCAACCCTGTGAAAGAAAATTGTGTAGATAACGGCTTTTGACTTCTTGAGTCATTCCGTCTTTCTCAATTGTTACTTTGCTCATTATGTTGTCCCCTTAGTGTAGAGGTATCTTACCTCAACGGTTATAGCCACCTCACCTAAGGGTGGCAATCTGTCGACCACTTCAATAAAAGTGACCTGTGTCTTCATGTCTTTGCGACTTGAATCTCTTGAACGATCTGTGTCTAATGTTTCTTCTATTCTTTCGATGATATCGTTCTTCTTTTTATCTAATTCGTTGCCTCTTACAAAGGCTCTAATAATATATGTGATTGTGCCCTGTCTTTTTATGCCCATGCTGTAGTCAGCACGAGTTTCATTGAATGTGTTAATCAATATTGCAGGGAATTGTGTGATTGCTAATTTTTCAACATCAAAAGGTTCTCGTGTCACAAGCACAGGTTTTGGGTCTGCCATGTTCTTGAGAACATCAACTATGTTTTCTGCGAAATCGTTTCTTAAACTCATGTCTTACCTCTGCAATCGCAAGAAGTAAGCAGGTTCCTTTTCTACATCAGTGACTGTTCCATCATTGTCAATGTCATATTCAACACCATCTTGGATCACCATTGTAATCTCTTCATTAAACCTTTGTTTGTAGTAGTCCATTTTGACCTGGAACACATCAAGTTCAGGTTCAAATTTTGATAGTTGAGGATAGATGAAATATGCGAGAGCATAGTATACAGTTGCTCTTGTCATCTGACTTTCTGTTAGTAAAGCAGAATTCATTTCTGCATTTAGACCAATTACAGTGATGTCAAATTTACCAATCTGTTGTGTTGGCCACCAATGCACTCTAAGATATCTTTCAACGTCTGCTTGTGCTTTAGACAAAGCATCGTCAAAGTTGTGAATGCCATAGTTTTGGATGTCTGGTTCGTATTCTAAAACATCCGAGATAGTTGCAAAAGCCATCGGCTCTCCTCCAGTCCTACTAAAAGGTTTAACAAAGCAAGTCCTTCTTGCTTAATATATTTAGTCAAATAAAAAAAAGGGCCCTCGAAAGAGCCCTTTTTCTAAAGTTTGTTATTAGTCAATAACAGCATCTGTAGTGATTGCAACACCATGTAGGTCTTGTAGTTCACCAACAGCATATGTCATAGAACCAACAATTTCAGTTGCTCTTAGAGAAGCATCTCTTTGAGTTTCAATTGAAATGTCTTTCTTAACAGCATATGCAATCGCATCTGGATGCATCACAGCACCTACATATGCACCAGTGGAATCACCAGTTACAACAGCAGATTCGTATAAATCTACGCCTGCGATACGACCCACGAAGCCTTCTGCAAGAGCAGCATTACCAATGTCACTTAGTGCATGGTTGATTGCTGAAGCACCTGAGTTAGTTAATTGCTTCTTAAGGTTATACATTTGGTTTGGATGGAATACACCAACATATGGTCCCATTACTGAGTTTGCTCTTAGGTTAGCAACAGCCTGGAAGATCAAGTCAGCAGTTAATTCTGGCTGAGTTGCAGCACCAATAGTAGTTGAAAAACCACTGAATAGAGCAGCAATATCTTCGTCAACTTTCTTAGCAAGACTCTCACCAATGATACGACCAATGCTTGCAGCAGTGTCGTCATTAGCACTATCACGAGCAGTGTCAGTTAGTGTGACCAATGCCGCAATTTCGTCTGCGTCGAAAGTTTTTTCAGTTGCAGTAACAGCAACATTAGTTGCGTCTGTGCCTTCACCTGATACAAGTGAAGAAGTTGCAATAGTTGGGTAGATACCCACTTTTGCTTGTTTGCCTGGCTGTCCTGTAAGATTAAAGTTTCTTACTAAAGGACGCATGAAGCCTCTTTCCTGCATAGTGAATAGTGCAGCCTGCTGAACGTCACTAAACAGGGCGGCTAAAGTTGTTCCAGTTGTTTCGTTTGCCATGTTATTTCTCCTGTGTTATAGCAATTTAAGGATTTACATCCTTATACCTTTGGACTTCATCAACTCTTTGTAGATTTTTCTATCTTCCGCAGAGTTCATGTTTAAGGATGAAACATCTACTTTGCCAGGTGTTGAACCACTGGAGTTTGCGATATTGCTGGTAGTGCCTGAACCATTTGGACCTGCACTTATGAAATGTGGATTGGTCTGAAGAAAATCTTTAACCAAATCATCAACACCCATAGCAACACCTTTGTCAGTGTATCTAACATTGCCATTGTCGTCAAGCACTTCAACATCACCGGCATCGCCAAGTCTAATGTTGTTTTTCAGCAAACTCACAACCTGTTTAGGGTTGATTGCTTTGCCTGCACTCGCCGCATTTAACAATGCACCGTCGACTTTGATAGAGGTCAATTCCTTTTGCAGTTGATTGATAACACCATCTTTCTTTTCAACAGTTGACTTAAGGATAGTTTCAAATTCTCCTCTTGCCTTTTGTTGTTCAAGACGTGCTTCTTCTTCTGCCGCAATCATTTCTCTATATTTGTTGACGTCAACGCCTTCAAATTGTTTAGAGATCTTTTTGCGTTCTCTATCTAATCTTTCCTTGACTATTCTGTCAAGTTCTTCCTGGCTAAAAGCCTTTGTTTCTTCCTGGTTTTCTGCTATAAAGTCCTGATTATTTTCAGCAGTAGGCTCGCCAGTTGCCTGTTCTGTTTGAACTTGTTCTTCGTTCATTTGTATCCTCCTGTTATGGTAGAAGTCCCCCATTCCCTCGTAATTGAGTAAAACTTATACACCAATATTTATCTAAGATGCCTGTAAACCAACCAAAAACGGTGATCTAACGGCCTCCACGACGGCCACCTCTTTTGCCGCCTTTTTTCTTCTTTTTTTTCATAGCCATGTCACAGCCCTCCTTACATTCCCATTACTACGGCAATTAACTGTGCAAACACAGCCAATGTCACAGCACCAAGAAATCTTTTGATCATCAACATATCTTTTTCCATATGCTTTAAATGATTGTCTAATACCAAATCTATTTTTTGTTCTAAGAGTGATAACCTCTTGTCCAAATTTTCGTATTCTTTCATTAGTCTTCACTCCTGTAGATTGTATCTGCAATTTCACCTCTTCTTGCCCTCACAAGATGGTAGATGTTTAACAGATGTTTTCGTGCCCTCACGCCTGCTGAATTATTCCATCTTTTCATAAATTTTTCATTTTCCTGATAGTATGCTTTGAGTTCACGCATAAGTTCTTCGTGGCAATCTGTAGGTTGCACACGATAGGTAAACTCTTTCACCAAAACATCTACATCAGGTTCATTACTCATCTGGTGAATCCTCTGTGTCTTCTTTTTCAAACAATTCATTTAGTTCTGGATGCAGATCCTGTATCTGTTGATCAGTGTATCCTGCATTGACCATTTCTCTTAGATGTGTGACTAAATCAGTAGGTGAAGTAACTGGTCTATGTTGCACAGCATCCAATTGAGGCTGTGTGGTTAGTTCTTCATATCTGTCTTCGTCAACAATCAGTGCCAACATTTTGTTTTCAACTTCTTTGTTTAGGATGGGTGAATCAATACCTGCTTCTTTGGCCAGTTTCAACATATTCATATCATTGTATTTGTCTTGAATGTTAAAACTGTCTGGGTATTTTACAACACCATTCCATACTGTGCCTTGCCATAGGCTGTATATACGCCATATCTGTTCTTCTGCGTGTTCTAAGTTGTCTGCTTTTTCTGCAAGACGAGCATTTAGAAGTTGGAATTCTGTAGCAAGTGCAACACCACTTAATCTTCTTGTTTCAATTGAACGAATACCACCCATGTGTGTCATTCTATCTATTGCTTCAACTTTTTTATTAATAGATTCAAGTATGCCTTCAATACCTGAACCATTTGGTTCTAACAGATAAGGTTTTACACTTTCTGGTAAATCGTCTGGCACTTGTATAACTGATCCTGCACCTGCCGCAGCCTGTGTGGATGCAGTTTTAACAAGACTTGGATGATTTGAAATACGAATTAACTGTTCCAATTCACTTAGTTCATTGTAGATTGATTTGCTCATATCTGCAACATCACCCACGTCTGAAATACCTATGCCTTTGATTGGAGACCTTTGGCTGTAAACACACACCGCAGGAATTATACCAAGTGCATTTGGCATTTCTTCCATTATGATTTCTTGATCGTCATCATAGGCAACAACCTTGATTCTATCAAGATAGTATTTTCTAAATGTGTCACGACCATTGTTTCTACCTTCATATAATTTTAGGTATGAAAGATAGTAGTGTCCGTTTGCGGCTCTTTGATATTCCCAGTCTAAAACATTTTCTGGAGTATACAAACTCATATAAGGACGAATGCCTTGATCAAGTTCTTCTGCTCTTGTGAATGCAACAGTGTTGGGTTTGTCAATCACACACCATATGTGTCCATACACACTTGAATATGTGCTGACATCACGCATAACACTGTCAAAACTTCTACCATCTAAATCTGTGTCTTGTAAAAAAGCATCCAATGCTGAATCATTATCAATGTTTCCAAATTCTCTTTTAGGTGGCATACGGAATAAGAAACTGTTGTAGATTGCAACAACGGCTTTAACATGGTTATCATAAGGAGTATTATCTAATCTTGTTTCATATTGTTCTCTGTTTTCGAAAATATAACTTGCAAGATATTCTCCTTCCTTGTAAGAATGTCCACCACTGTAGGAATCAATAAGGAACTTCCATCTTTTGATAAGTTCTTTCCATTGTGGGTGGGCTGATATAATTTGACTATTTTTTGACATCGTTTACCACCTTTTTGTTCCAAAAGTCCAGTGACTGAGTTCTTCTTGTTCAACCCGTGTCTTGATTGGGAACAAGTAGTCACAAAGATAGCCAACAGCATCTGCGAAATGGTCAAGTCCTGAATCTTTATCTATTTGATTTGTATTTTCTTTGTATGTTAATCTTTGAAGACTATCAATGGTATGCTTACATTTAGGATCAACTAATAATTTTCTTTCACCAGTTGCTGATCTAAGCATAGCATTGACAGCATTTACCCTATCTCTGATAGGTGTATGATATTGTCTTGATTTGACTGTAAAGCCTGCATTCTGTAGTATTGAAAAATCTGTTTTACCACCTGCAGAAGTTTTCTTTTGTCTTGAGGCAGGATCTGGATACACAACAATTTGACTGTTTGGATATCTGTGTTTGATTTCGTCTACTACTTCTTCTGTGTTTGATCCACGCATCATTATCTCGTCAAATATATGTATGCTATTTTT